AACTAAATTTACACCATGGAATATATTCACAATATCTGGTACACCAACTGTTGTAAGTGGAAACAATAGTGATGGTAACCCTGCAATGTTTGATGACGATGTGGTATTTGTTAATAATACATATAAAACTCCAGGCACAGATTATGTTGAGTCAGTATATTCTGATACAACTACTAAATACAAATTAACATTTACAAGTGCATTAACAAATGGTGATGTTGTAAGAACATATCCTAAAGGTTTGTTCACTACAGCAAATGGATTCTTATCAGATAAAAAATATGTGCAAGACTCTTATTACTACCAGCAGTTCTCATATGTACTAAAGACTGGTAAGAACGTAGCTGATTGGAAGAATGCATTTACAAGATTGATTCACCCAGCAGGATTTAAGTTCTTTGGTGAGATTGCTATATTTGTTAAGCTACTTACATCAGGAAATAATCAAGCACAGTACGGTTGGTTACCAACTGCGGGTTTAATTCAGTTCAATATTGGTGCATTCCAAGTTGGACCACTACAGTTTAATAGTCACGTATTAGAAAAGACTTATACTCACTTTGCTAACGGAAGTTCAGAGCTGAGTAAGATAGGAATGCAAAACCATTGGGATAATATGAAGTTCAGATATTTAGGTCCGAACTCAGATTTAGCTCATTGGACTCTGCAAGATAGTATAAATAACAATATAAGTACACAATTCGGAATGGGTGGAAACAACTCACTTGTTATAACATAAAAGAGGAAATAAAATGGCAGCAATAATCACAAGTAAATTCAGATTAGATACAACGAATAAGTTCGTTTCTAGTCTAAGTGATAATCAATTCTACATGGCACTGGGACGGCCTAATGCATGGGCGGATGATACAACTCCAACAACCCCATACGAAAATGACTATACATCACACACTTTATGGGAAAACATGTTTGCCATGAAAAGAGTTGATGCCACAGATATTATTCATTGTTCTACACGAAACCTATGGGTTTCAGGCACAACATATGTAGAGTATGATGATCAAGATACAAATATAGAAAGCAAAGTATATCACGTTATCTCTGCAAATAATAATGTATATATGTGTTTGAAAGCAGGATCAGGAGCAAGTTCAACTAACCCAGACGTAACGGGTGTGCAAACTTCTGGAGTTATTAATCACTCAGGATCAGATGGTTACATATGGAAATATATGTATACTGTTCCTACAGCTGATGTAACAAAATTCTTAACAACATCATTTATGCCGGTAAGACGTATAGCAGAAGCACCAGCAGGTGGTGCGGATACTGCACTAACAAATCAGTGGAGTGTTCAAACTAACGCTGTTGATGGTGCAATATACAATATGAAGATTACAACTGCAGGAACTGGATATACATCAGCACCTACATTAACTATTACAGGTAATGGTGCAAGTGCTACAGCTACGGCTACAGTATCTGGTGGAGCAATCACAGGTATTACAATGACTAATGTTGGTACAGGATATACTCATGCTACTGTTACAGTAACAGGTGGTGCGGGATCAAGTGGTGCGGTAAGACCAGTCATCGGCCCAGTCGGTGGATTTGGTAAAGATGCTACTAACGATTTACGTGCACACTATGTAACAATCAATACAGTATTTACTGGTGATGAATCAAATACAATTCCAGATTCAAATGACTTTAGACAAATAGCAATCCTTAAAAACCCAATTGAAAAAGCTACTGAATCAGCAACAGTTTCAGCTTCTTCTTCAATGGTGATAGGTAATTTTTATAAGATATTAACAATAGGTAATACTACAGATGCTAATTGGGCAACGGTAGGTTCAACAAGTGGTAATCCAGTTGTTGGTGAAGTCTTTAAAGCCCTTGCTACTACATTAGCTGGTTCAAGTACAGGTACTATTGCTCAAGTTGCGGAAGCAAGTGCATATAATACATGTAAGAGTTTAACAGTTGCAACAGGTGTTACATTCACCGCTGATCAATTAATTGAAGGTCATACTAGTGGCACGGTTGGTGCTAAAGGTATGGTTGTTGAATATAATGCCACCTCTGGTGTATTACATTATATACAAAACGAAGCTACTGGCTTTGGTACATTTACTGCATCACACTATATTCGTGGTGACGGTACATCAATTGCAGGACAAGATGTTACTGCTGTAGGTGCTCCTTTAATAAATCATCACTCTGGTGATGTAATGTTTGTAGAGAATAGATCAGCCACATCAAGAGCTGATGGACAAGTAGAAACAGTAAGATTAGTAATCGCATTTTAAATAGGAAACAAGCATGGCAATTTCATTTAACGTAGAACCATATTGGGACGACTTTGAGACCGCAGGAGCGGACGGACTATCCCCTAAAGAAAAATACCAAAGAGTATTATTCAGACCCGGTAAGGCAATACAGGCAAGAGAGTTAACCCAGTTACAAACAGCACTACAACATCAAATATCATCGCAAGGTGATCATATGTTTAAAGATGGTTCTGTTGTTGTCCCTGGTGCAGTTCACCTTCATAACAAGATTGACTATGTTAAATTAGATTCTGTTCATGCTAATAATGATACAGTTGCTGAATTAGTTGGTACTGAATTTACTGATGGTACTAATGTTGCAAAGGTTATTCATGCGGCTCTAGCTACTGGTGCTGATCCTATTACACTTTGGGTACAGTACATATCAGGTACAGTATTTGCAGATAATGCAACGATCACTGCTACAGGTAGTAAATCAGCTGAAGTAAAAGCTTCTGCTGCTACAGGTTTTGGTTCTATTGTATCTATTGAAGATGGTATATACTATATCAAAAAACATATGGTTGTTGCGAAAGCTAGTACGATTGTACTATCTAAGTATACATCAAGTGTATCGTTTGATATTGGTCTATTAGTTACCGAAGCTCTTATAGCTTCTGGTTCAGATACATCACTAAATGATAATGCTACAGGTACACCTAATGCTTCGGCTCCAGGTGCACATCGTTATTCTATCAAAGCAGTACTAAGTACTCAAGCAGTTGGTGCGAACACTGGTAACTTTGTTCTTATCGCTCGATTAGAAGCTGGTGTTGTTACGAAGAAAGCAAGAAGTGCTGATTATAATATCTTGGCTGATGAGTTAGCTCGTAGAACATTTGATGAATCAGGTAACTACTATGTTAATCCATTTAAAGCATTAATTAAAGATCATGCATCTGATGCTACTAAATTAAGTATTGCTATTGAGCCTTCTAAAGCTTATGTAAGAGGTTATGAGATACAAACTCTTGCAACTACTAATGTAGCTTTTGATAAAGCAAGAACATCAGAATTACAAACAGATAAACTTACAGAGATAACTCATAACAATTATATTGAAGTTACTTCTATGACTGGCACTCCTGATATTACCACATTCGGTACAATAAGTATTGAGAATTCAGGTGGTACAGAAATTGGTACATGTCGTGCTCGTTCTGTTGAACGTGTAAGTGGTAATGGTGCTACAACAGCATCAAGATACAGAATACATATATTCGAATTTACTGGTACAATGACGGGTGCTGTAACTTTAGATGATAAAGAAGGCACAGCTGCAGGCGCAACATTTACTGCTACAATAGCTGACTCTGCCGCTGCTACTGCATATAACCTTGGTCCTGACACATTAGTATTTGATCTACCTTATGATAGAGTTAAAACATGTAATAGTGAAGTTGACGATACAGCAACTGCAGATTTTAACTATCGATATGAAACTAATCGTTTATTTACAGCGGCAACAGTATCAGGTTCTGGTACTGCTACATTTACTGCTGCATCTACTGGTGAACAGTTTGCATCTAAATCAGCTAATACAAATTGGATTCTAATAAATGATACTGACTCAACAGTCGGTGGTGAAGAAGTTGTTCCAGCTGATATTGCATTTAATAATGCTGCATCACCTCCAAGTGTTGTTATATCTAACTTACCTACATCTGCTAATGGTGATAGTGTAAGATTGATTGCACCAGTTATTAAAACTGCAAACCATAAGACTAAAACATTAAGTTCAAACACAGCGGTGGCATTTAGTGCTGGCGTAACTTGGACTGGTACAGGACAAGCGCTTGGTCATGCAGATATATTTAGCTTAGTTTCGGTTGTAGAGACTTCAGGTTCTGCAGATGTTACTGAACATTTTGAATTTGATGATGGCCAGACAGATACTCACTATGGTATAGGAAGAGTTAATCTAAAGACTACATCAAATTATACTGCGGCTGTGGCACTTACTGTTACATATAAGTACTTCTCACACTCTGCTGGTGATTTCTTTACTGTTGATTCATATACAGGTCAAATTGATTACTCACTTATTCCTTCACACAATGGTCAAGAATTAAGATCAGCTGTTGACTTTAGACCACGTGTAAGTAATTCTGGTGGTAACTTCACAGGAACAGGTGCTCAAACATCATTAGCTCCAGTAAGATATTCACAATTTGAAACTGATCTTCAGATATACGAAGCAAGAATGGATAAAGTTTATGTAGATTCTAAAGGTACATTCGGCGTTGTAGCAGGTGTTCCATCACGTAATCCAGAAGCTTCTGAAGTTCCAAGTGATGCAATGCATTTATACACATTAAGCATTCCTCCATATACCTTAAGTACTGAAGAAGTTGGTGTTCAATTTATTGATAATCGTAGATACACAATGCGTGATATCGGCCGTCTTGATACAAGAGTAGGTCAAGTAGAATACTATGCTGCACTTAATTTCTTAGAGACTGAAGCACAGAACAGACAAATTTTAGATGGATCTAATAATCCAAGATGGAAAGCGGGTTATTTAGTAGACGGATTTGCTAATACTCGTATGTCAAAGTCTTGGTCACCAGAATATAGAGCTTCTGTTGATATACCTAATCGTACACTAAGACCTCCATTTTCACAAGGTAATGCTGCGCTTGCGTATCATGCATCATCAAGCACTCAAAAGACAGGTGATTTAGTTACATTACCATATACTACTGAGGCTATAATAACACAAACACAATACTCT